CGCGGTCAGATCGTCCCAGTTTTTCTTGTCGTTCGGCAGGCCGATTCCGCGGATCGCGTCTTCCGCTTTTTCAAACGCGAACGTGATAAGCTCGCCCGCCGTGTCACTGAATCCGCCCTTCGCGAATGCCTTCGCATAGTCCTTGACCGCATTCGGGAGCCCTTGCCGCACGGCCTTCCGGCCTGCGGGCGTCAGATGCTTCAGGATCGGAAACCAGCCCAGCGCGATTTCCGGCAACACTTCGTATGCGGTGTAGAATCCCGCATAGTCCATCGCCTCTTCCACGTCCAGGTTGTTTTCCAGTGCCGTGTTGAATCCTTCGCCGTACATGGATGCGGCAAAGATCAGATTCGATCCAGCGCCGCCAGTCGTCGCATAGGTCAACGCCATCGGCACAATGCTTTCCGTTACCTGGTCATAGATGATCGCGAGCGATTCCAAAACACCCGTCATGTATTTCCCGTCCCGGAACATGCTTGCCACGGTTTCGCCTTCGTGCTTATCCGGATGATATTTCTCTTGTGCCTCGGTGATAAGCCCCTTGACGTAATCGTTCGCGTCCCGGACCTTCTGTAGCGCGCGTTCCTCCACGGCCAGCCCTTTTGCCAGACGCTCTTCCTTGTCGCCGTATTTGGCGTCCACCTGGGACAGCTTCCGATCAAGCACCGCGCTCGTGTCGACGCCGGACAGTTCTTTGTGCCGCTTCGCGACCTCGTTCCAGTAAGCCTTTTCCACCTGGACGGGATTGCTGCAATCCTGCGCCCACGGATATTTGTCCGGATTCGCCTTGATGATTTTCATCCAGTTGGCCGCAACCTGCTCGTTACCGGCCTGCGCCGCACCGCCGAAACTCGACGTGTCGAAATCCGGCAGCGCCGGGAGATCGAAGATCCCGAGCTTGTTCGGTTTCTGCGGGACAAGCCCGGCCGACAATCCGATATCCGCCTGGCCGAGCCCGTAATGTTCCCGCATCGTCCGGTTCCGTTCCGCCTGCCACTCCACCGTGTTTTTGTGAAGTTCCGGCTGGAGAATACTGCGCTGCTCTTCCTCCAGATGCGACATGATCGTGCGCCCGTCTTCGAGCTTCTGATAAGACAGTAAATTCGAAATCGCCGCGCCCGTATTCTGCATATACTGATAGATGCCAAGACCGCCCATTTCCACCATACCCCACAGCCCGCGCCACATCCCGTGGTTGTCGCGCCATTCGCGATACGCACGATAGTCCTCAGGCAGCGCTTTGTTGAACGCCACGATGTCAGCGATTTCATCGTAAACCTTCCAAGGCGACGTCTTTCCGCCCGCGAATCGCTCGCAGAACTGGTCAATGTTCTCGTACACGAATCCGATGTTCTCCGGATTGTCCTGCGCGAAATAATACGCCAGTGCGATTTTCTTCCGCTCCGTGTCCGGATCGTCCATCAGCGCCGTGCGGTACTCCGCTTCCTGGCGGTTCTTGATGTCGCCCGGGATCGCGGCCAGAGGATCCCCGCTGAATGCCTGGACCAGCTGCGCCCGATATTTCTGCCGCTCGCCTTCACGAGCATCGCTCCACGCGCGCTTCACCCCCTGCCACGCTTGCGTCCATGCGGAACCGGTCTTCGCGTCAGGATTAAAATAGTCCGGCTTCGTTCCGTAACGAAGCAAATCGCCGTTCGGATTGATGCTTTGTTCCGGAGCGGAAGCAGGCGCATTTCGGTTCTCGATACGGTTTCTCGATTCTTCCATTTTCCGAAGCGTGTCTTCGGGCGTCTGGTATGTAAACATAGGCATGGTTGTTCTCCTTGATTATCGCGGCCACATCGGGACACTCGCTCTCACGATTGCATCGCCCTTATAAGACCGGTCAGGCTTTTTCTCGTCCTGCGGCAACATCGAAACGCTTGTCCTCGGCGCTGCCGGCAGCTTCCAATCGTCAGTCGAACGCATCAGGATCGCTTCCACTTTCCCGGCGTTCAGCGCGGCCACGCATTCGTCGATTTCCGACTTGATCGTAAAGTAATCCTTCCCCTCGGTAAGCCGGGACTTTGCCAGCTCGTACACTTCCAGGAATCGCGAACTCTGGAACGCCTGGGTGTCATCGCCATTTGACCAGAATCCGTCATCATAGATCAGCCCGGTAAATTCCGTTCTGCTCTTGTTCATAAATTTTTTCAGGATATAATCCTTGACCAGCTTCCCGTTCGGACTGCTGAATTCATCCGTTCCGTTCAGCCCCGCTTGAGACCGCTCGTTCAGCGCTTTCAGGATTTTCAGCAGCGACGGAGAATCCTTAATCCCTACTTGCGCGCCCTCGTACAGTTTTTTCTTCTGCTGCGCGTTCACTTCGGGAATCGTCGAAAAATTCGTCAGCTCGATATTCAGCATCCAGTCGGCAACAAGCTCGTCATGCGCTGCCTTTTCCGCTGCTTCCTGTTCCTTTTTCGCAGCCTTCTCCTCGTCTTCCTTCGCCTTGCGGATTGCTTCCTGTTCCTTCTGCGCGGCCTGGATGATGCTCGCGCGTTCCTTCTGGACGCGCTCCACTTCCGCTTCACGCTGTTTGCGTTCGCGTTCGAGCTGCGCATTATAGTCGTCCACGAACCCCGCGTATTTGATGTACTGTTTCTTCGTGATTTTTCCTTCGTCCAGATCCTTCTTCACCTGTTCCTTGTCCGTATACCTGGGATCGCCGGATGTAAACGAAGTCATCACGTCCAGATCGGTTTGCAGCTCACGTTCGACATCTTTCTGTTCAGCGTATTGCTTCAAACGCTCCCGCTGCTCCCTGGTCAGATGCGTGTATTCCGTGAACTGTCCGTCCGATTTCTTGTTCAGTTTTTCCATGACGTCAGGATCACCGGCGTCGATTAACTCGCGCACCTGGAAGAAATCACGTTGCTCCCAGTATTTCGCCTTGAACTGGTCGGCCATCGGCTGCGTCAGCAGCGGAGCGTCGCCCACGGTGTATTCGTCGATCATCTGGATCGCCACGTCATCCGCGCCGATTTTCGCCAGGTCGGACAGCCGCGTTTCCAGATTCTGCATCTTCGCCGTCGCCTGCGCCTGCCATCCCACGTACCGCACATTGTTTGCCCGGTCCAGGTCCGTTCTCTTCAAATAAAACTCCGCCCGACGACGCGCATTCGGCGACATTTTTTCCAGATATCCAGTCCGTGCTTCCGTCAGATTCTTCGTGCGCGTTTGCAGCTCGTTCTCGAAATCCAGGTAACGCCCCGGATTCTCGCGCATGAATGCGTTCAGCTCGTTCGTCATCTGCATTTCATTAAGCTCAAGCGCCTGCATGTTATCCGTGTCTTCCGCTTCCTGCGCCGCTTCCGCGCGCATCTTCAGAGCGCCATACACCTTCATCGCGCCTTCGCCCAGGCCGTCCAGCCCGTTCGCCAGATCGCGAAGCCCGCGCACATTGTCCATTCCGAAATTCATTCCCGGCGCTCCGGTCATCCGGACGCCGCCTTCAGCGTGCGGGACAAACCCGCGGTCAGACATCGGTATTCTCGGCATTAGAAGATACTCCTATTCCAGATTCCCTTGTTCCGAAGGTCCTGGTTCTGCATCGCCCAGTTCCCGAAGATACTGGCCTGCTTTCCGACAGCGTTCGCCGTCTGCCCGGCCAGCGACAGCGCCAGCGAAGAACCGGACGGTTTCTGCGCCCGCGCGACGTTTGCCTGGTACTGGTACATCTTCGCGGCTTCGCGGTGATTCTGTACAGACTGATACCCTGCGTAATGGCTGTCCTGCGCCTTCAGCTCTTCGTCCTGCGCCGTCGCACCCAGTACAGCCAGCGGGCTCCCGCTCGTCATCGCCGCGCCGGATTTCCCGAGCAGCGCACGTTGCTGCGCCTTCAAATACTCGCTTTGCTCGCGCTGCCGACGCACATTCTCTTCGTTCTCACGCTCCAGACGGCTCGCCTCGCGTTCTTCCATGCGTTTATTGTATTCGGCCTGCTGCGCCTGCATTTCCGCATTCGCGCGCGCTTGATTCTGTTCCGCCACAGTTGCCACACCGCCGACAACACCGCCGACGATTGCCGCTGTCGCAGCCACAGCCGTCGAAATTCCTAATGCCAAAGAAAGAGCCATAATATATCCTTTCTAGTTGAGTAGTTTAAACTTCGTTTCACACGTTTCCCCGTTCTGGTATCCGGACCGGTCCAGGATTCGGTTCAGCCCGCGGCTCCCGTAACAGGTCAGCAGACACTTCGCCCCGCGGCTCCGCGCGTAGTTCGGGATCGCGTTCACCAGAAGCCGGATTGCACGATATGATTCCAGCGGCGTGTTATTCGGATTCGCCACAAGCCAGCCGCAATACGCGATAGGCGCTGTCTTCTCGAAGTATACGAACGCCACCGCCATCAGATCGGACGTCCCGTTCAGAGCCACAAGACCCGTGTCCGGGATCCACATCCGTGGAAAACTGTAGTTCGCAGCATGATCGCCCATTTCGGCACGAACACGCGCGTCCATCCATTCCATTGACTTTTCCGCGTCGTTCGGCGTCATCGTGTCAATCAGATAGTCGCTCATATCTCAACCACCTCATAGGTCACCACGATGCTCGTCAGATTAAACGGCATTGGATCGCGCTGCCGCACGCTCACGTTCGACACCATCGAATACCCGCTCAAAGGATTCAGCAGAGACACGTCGCTTTTCACCGTGATCGCACGGTCCAGATCATCCACGATCACGTCGCGGCTCTGGATCATCTGCCAATCACTTGCGCCGCTCTTCGCCTCGCCGCCGATACTGTTATAGTAGCGCAGCCGGATTTCCCCGACTGTCTTCTTCCGCAGCAGACTCTGACCATTCTGCGTCTCGATTTCCAGCGGCATGGTCGTCAGCTCGCTCGTATACCCGAGCCCGTACACTACCGAGGCCGTCGCTGCATTATCAAGCGTCACGGTCGTCCCGCTCTTCGTATAATCTTTTTCAAGAGCGCCGTCTGCCACAACTTGAATATCTTCGCTGCTCAAATAGCTTTCAAGCGTAAAGCTGGAAATATTGCTGCCCGTGGTTTTCTTTCCGAAATCAACAAAGAAATCTTCACTGCGTCCGGCCATCTTCAGGATGCGCACGCTGCCATTTAGCTGCGCCGCGAGGTACAACACATCCTCGCTGCCGTTCGGCACCACTGCGATAGACAGGATGCGCCCAGCGGCCAGTTCATGCCGATGCCAGCCGACTACTTCCTGGTCGCGTTCGTAGGTCAGCGCGGCCAGCGTCCCGTTCGACAGCAGACACCACAGGATCGTGTCCGGCAGTTGCATCAGCGCCGTCTCCACGACGCCGCCCGCCGTGATATGGTCAGCCAGGATCGTCATATCCGGGCAGTTGTAGCCTTCCTTTTCCCAGCTATAAACGAACTCGCGGACCTTCCGCGCGCCGCGCTGGATAAAAAGAATCGTTTCACCGGCCATCAGCGCCGGGATTTTACTCGTTCCGTACACGCTCTGCCGCTTCACCTGGAAATTCGTCGGCGTCAGCGCCGCGTCTCCGCTCGATGCGGACAGCGTCCATTCGGAATCCGCCGTCCCGATCACCAGCGCATTATGTTGGCACATCCACCCGATTTCATTGATCGTGTCGCTCGCCAGCGTGAATTCAAGCCCGTTGTCGTCCTTGTCGCCAAGCAGGAAATTATCCCAGTCACCAGTCTTGCTGCCCCACACGGTTTGCGGTTTAAACGCCGTCCCGCCGAACATCATGCGCTCTTCAAAATACGCGATACTGCGCGGGAACCCGCGGAGCGTACTGAATGCGCCTTCGCTCCATTCCGCCGTCGCTTCCGTGCTGCCAAGTTTTTTGTGAACCTCGGCAATCGCGCTGGAGGTCGCCACAGAAATGATCGTCGCGTTTTCGGAAAGCCCGACGTCTGTGTAACAATAATGGACCTGCTGCGTCGGAATCTCCGATCCCGTGTATCGAATGTTGATTCCATTCTTCCAGGCAAATACAAGCCCGCCTGGATCGTCGCCAGGCGAGCGCGTGTAAACGACGTTGTCCGCTTTGATCGTGGACGTGATTTCGGTAATCTTCACGACGCCCGTCTGCATGAAGCCTGGATTCACAAACTTCGCCTTGCATGCCCGGATAGTTCCCGTTCCGGCCTGCTCGTATCCTTCCATTTTCAGATGATACAGCACGCCGTCTTCCTCTTCCTCGCCGCTGGTCGACGTGTTGCTGTCGTTCGTGCTGCTGTATGTTCGATATGGCACCCAGGTCGTACCGCCATCAAAACTGCGTTCAATGGAAATGTTTCCGGTCCAGGTCCCGTGCGTGCTGAATGACCAGAATCCTTTTACTTCCAGACTGTCGCTGTACGCTTCGGTTTCGCTGTCTGGATTCGTGGTGAGGTCGAACGTCTTTTCAATGGTATTGTCCTGGCGTGGATGAACTAGCTCGAAATACCCGCCGATTTGTCCGGCTCGGAAAATGTTCCCGCCGCCAACGGAAAGCGTCACCTTATCAAGTTCACCTTCTGGCGTCGGCGTAATCGGGGTTGCCGTAATGGTCAGATCGTCCCGGTTGTTCGGCTCCATCATGGGAGGATATTCCCATTCTTTCAGCGTCAGCGTAAATATATTTTCTTCGGTACGGCGCAGCTCGTAAACCGGATGCGCCGGATGAACCAGCGTCATCACGTCCGCGCTCTGCACGAACTGGATGTCTCCAAGCTCGCCTTCCAGATACGCCGTTTCCAATTCAAAAGGATCCTCTTCGCCTCCGATCAGAACGCCATCCTTCCAGAAACGGACATACTGATTGCCGAACTCGCAGATATAGGAAATCGTACTGGAAACCACAAAACGGATCAGGCGCACTTTTTTGTTGCTGTATCGCGCCGCGCCGCAGTCATACGTACCCGGACGCCGCTCGACGCTTCCATACGGCGTCACAAAGAAATTCAGGAGCTTTTCACAGCCTTTCCCGTACTGCGACACATCGTTCCGCCCGAGCATCTTCGGGCTCAACTCGCCCGCGTTAAAACTGTTCAGAGAGAGAAAAAAGGAAGACATAGATCAGCCCTCCACGACTTGCGCGCCTTCGGTTCCCTCGGTGAAGACGGTATCACCACGCCTGCACGGGATTCCGCCGCCGAATCTTGCCTCGATCCAATGGCTCCGTTGCGGCGGCTGTTTCAGACTGTGCCGGTTCTCCGCCGTGTCGATACTGCGCGCAATGGCCAGACGCCGTTCGTATTCCGCCCGGTAGAAATTCAGCTTCTGCATATCCAGCGTGTTCGTCATCACGATTTCAGCCGCCAGCGCATATTGAAGCGCCTCGGCGAACAGATCGTCAAACTTGCCGGAATCCTCCACGCGCCGGATGTATTTGCACTTCGGACCGCTGCGTTTCGTCAGGATGCGGTCCCCGACATGAAGATATTCGTCATCGCCGTCGATTTCCAGGATGCGGATCAGATCAATAGGCTCGGCGCAGACGAACGGGAAAGCCGGTTCCGGACTAGTATCCGTGGTCGTGTCCAGGTCAATATATGCCGTCGCAAAAGACCAGGAATGATCCC